TTCCCGGGTGCCGCACACGCCCGCGGAAGGTGGCATTGACGCCGAACTGCGCATACCCCTCGGCCAGCTTTATGGCACGCGCGCTGCGCGCGGTGATCTCGTGCGGCTTGGTACCGCCCTCAAGCATGTGCGCGTAGAACGCGCCGCGCGCCGCGCCCTTGGCGCCGCGCCGGCTGCCGCCGCCGACGCGCGAGCCGATGTAGACCTTGCCCTCGACCTGCTGACCGCCGAACTTCACGCGGGTGCTGCTGCGCACGCTGGCGAGCAGCGTGCCGGTCTTGACTGGCAGACGGCGCTTGACGCCGCGCGCAAACACGGCCACCGCGGCGCGCACACCGCCGCGGATGATGTTTCCGCGCAGACGCTGCTCAAGGCCCTCGGTGCGCCGGTACAGGCGGTCGAAGCCCTCCAGCCGCACGGACACGTCTTGCCCGCCGTACTCTGCATCGAGGGGCTTAACCATGCCGGAACTCCGCACACAGCAGGTGAAGCTGCTGCCTGTCATCCATCGGGTTGAGCACGGCCTGGATCTCGTACAGCCGGCCGCCGTGGTTGATGCGCGCCTTGCTGGTCACGGCGGCGGTGGTGGTGCTGTAGCGCACGCGCACGCGCAGGGTGATCTCGCTGCCCATCTCGCGGTTGCGCTCGAGCTCGCGGCCCTGCAGGGGCTCCACGGCCGCCCACACGGTGGCCAGCGTCTGCCAGGTGCGGGTGACGGCGCTGTAGTTGGGGTCGCGCGTCTCGACAGGCTGCTCGATGATCACGCGCCGGTTGAGCGCCCCGGCAGCCAGCGTGAGGCGCGCCATCAGGCCGCCCAGACCCGGTGCGGGTCAAGCAGGCCGGAGACGAAACCGTGCCGCACCGCGGGCTTTTCACCGCTGGCCTCGCGGTTCGCGTACAGCTCGCCCACGGCCAGCAGGATCCAGCTCTTGATCGCCGCCGGCACCGCGGCTGCGTTGGCCCAGCCGGCCACGTAGGTGACTTTCACGGCCTCGGGCTGCTGGCGGGTCGCGGGCCAGGCGTAGCCGTAGGCGGGCTCGACCCAGGCCTCGAACTCGCTGGCGGCGATGAGCTGGTAGCCGATGGCGTTCATGACCTGCGCGGCGCCGTCGGCATCGAGATAGTCAATGCGCGTGACGGCGGTGGCACGCGGCATGGGCAGCAGGATGCTGGTGGGGAATGCATCGAGCGTGAGCGCCCAGGTGGTAGCGATGATGGAGCGGCCAAGCTGATGCTCGGCAGCCTCGCGCGCGGCGGTGATGAGCGCGCCGATCAGGGCGTCTTCGTCAGCACCGTCAACGCGCAGGTGCAGCTTGGCCTCGGCCAGCGTGACGGGCTCGCTGTTGGGGCCGGATACGCGGATGAGTCCCATCAGTTCCTCGCGGTGTTCTGTTGCGCCGGGCGCACGGTGTTGCTCTGCTCGGGGCGCGCGGTGTTGATCTGGCCGGGCCGCTGGTCACGCTCGGCCCGCGGCCGCCCGCCGCCGCCCGCCGGCGGCATGACAATGCGCAGGACTTCTGCGCCCCCCGCGCCGGACAGCTCGGCGAGCCCGCCAAGCCGCAGCGCGTTGCCGGCCACCAGGTCGACCGCCGCGCCGCCGGCTTGCTCGATCTCGCGCGCACCGCCGATTGCGAGCGACGCCAAGCCGGCACCGATGACGATGCCGCCAATCCCGTCTCGATCGGCGTAGCCGCCTGGTGCAACCGTGGCCGCGCCGGGCTGGATGGCAAGGCCGCCAGCGCGGTCAGCCTCGGCCGCGCCACCCACCTGCAGGGTGACGACGCCGGCGGCGGCAGCCAGACCGCCAGCGACCTCTGGCTGGGTGGTTCCACCAACAACAAGCGAAACCCCGCCAAGGGTGGCGACGAGACCGCCGGCGCCAGATACCTCAGCCGATCCACCGACCGACAGCGTTACCGCACTGCCAGCAACCTGCGCACCGCCGGCCAGCTCTGGCGTTGAGGTGCCGCCAAGCCCGAGGGTCTGAACCCCACTGGCGCCCTGCGGGGCAAGCAGGGTCAGAAACATGGATTACCCCACCAGCAGACTGCGCAACTGCATCAGCGTGTTCTCGGTCTGCGAAACCTCGGTGTCGATGTCGCTGATCTGCTGCAGGTCACCGATGCGCTCAGCGGTCTCCCGGTGGCGAGCAAGGTGCTTCAGGCGGTTTTCGGCCACGCCGATCAGGTCAGCGAGAGTCATACCAGGGCCACCAGTTCTTGTGAGACGGTTGAAAGATGCGACTGCAGCAGCACCACGTCGTACTTGTCAGTGCCGTCGATTGCGCAGTAGGCGGCCATGCGTCCGCCGAGGGTGGCGGTACCGCTTTGCAGGAAATCGGTCGGCGTGTACGTCGACAGCACCCGGTTCTTGGCATCGAACCGGTAGATCTGATTGACCTGCGATGCCACGTAGGCGTTGATGTACGTGAAGCGGCCTTCTTGCCCGAACGGCGAATAGGCTCCTGTAGTACCGACGCCGAAAGTGATCGTGTTGCCGTCATAGGCGATGGCGCCAGTCCAGGTGCCGGTGATGCTGCCGGCAATGTCGAGCAGGTCGAGCGTGACCGCGCCGCCACGGAAAAAGAAGTTGAAGCTGTGGCGTGCATTCCGCGCCGGGTCGACTTCAATACCGAAACTTGGCGACCAGAAACCACCAGCAGCAGCGGCCGCAGGCGCAGCGCCGAAGTAGGCGGTCGACCAGGCATTGGCTGTGATGTTGTTGGTGCCGTTGTTGATCGTGGCGTCTGTGTAGTTGTAGGTGTAGACCGTGCTGTTCGCGGTCGTGCGCAGCAGAAGCAGATTGGGCTGCTCGATCACGTACTTGGCGCTGGCGCTGGGCTGCGTTGTCCAGGCCGTGCCGAGCGTGTAGACCGGTGAGGCGCCCGCGGTGTGGCTGGCGATAATCCGGCGCTGGCCCACCGCGGCCGGCGTGGTGGTGTCTTCGACGATGCGGATCTGAAAGTTTCGGTACTCGTTGGCCGCGACGACAGCATCGCCGCCCGTGGCCTGACCGGTCAGCGTGCTGGCGCCGGCGGCGGTGGCGGCGAGCGCCTTGCGCGTGACGATGTTGGTGTCGTAGGTGTACGCGCCCTTGATCATGCCCTCACCGGGCTCGCAGTTGTACGGCGTGTATTGCTCGTCCATCACGAGCATGGCGCTGTCCGTGCTGATGGTGGCCGGCAGGTTGGTGGTGGTCAGGCTGGTGAGCGTGTTGGTGGCCACCTCGAACGAGCGGAACACACCGGCCGCCACCGTGCCTGCGCCCAGCATCATCACGCGCCCGGAAAGCAGCTCGTAGCGGGCCCCGCTGGCCGGCGTGAAGGTGAACGCGGCATTGACCGTGATGGTGGGAGTGGTGCCGGCCGTGTTGCCAACAATCCACCGCTCCTCGGTCTTGCCGGCGGTGGTGTCGATGATCCGCAGCTTGAAACCGTAGTCGCCACTGCCGCCGCGATTGGCCAGCATGTTCACGCCCACCGCCGTGGCCAGCGCAGTCGACAGCGTGACCGAGGTGGTGGTGGCGCCGGCCGCGATCGTGCCCACCGCCGCGAAGGACGGAACGAACGCGCTGGTGCTGCCCGCGCCGAACGTGCCAGCCGTCAGCGGGTTGGCCACGGCAAGCTGCCAGCTCTTCGTGACGATGTTGAACCGGTTGAGAACGGCGTTGGAGATAAGGTTGTAGGCGAACGGGTTGCGGCTGAGGTCCGAGCGCATGTCGGCGCACATGGAACTGCCAGCCGCGTGCGCGTTGGGCGACGGCGCAACCTGCGCCCACAGCATCCGGTCGATGACCTTCTTGAAGTTGTTGGCCATGGTGGTCCCTTAACTGATGCAGGAGCGAACGCAGTCGCGCCAGGCGCTGAGGTTGGCGCCGTAGATCTGAATGCGCGGCTGCAGACCGTCGACCGATGCGATGTTTCCGACCGTGGTCACGGTGGTCACGGTGGTGACCGTGCTGACCGTTCCCAGCGTTTGGCTGGCCTCAAGCGCGGCAACGACACGCTGCCGCTGCTGCGCACGGTCGTAGCCCTGCGGAGACGCGAGCGCCATGAGCAGGCGATTGAGCAGGAATGCCGCGTCCTGGTCGCGGACGGGCATATGCGCATTTTGCGCATCGACCGGCGTGGGCACGCCGCTGTCGAGAAATTCGACAACGGTCTTTTGGTGATGCACCCCGCCATCGAGGTCCGTGGCAACGGACGCGCCGCTGCCCGGCGTGTAGCCGAGGTTGGATGCGCTCATCAGATCCTCAGGATGCGGTTGGCGCCGTTGCTCCACGCCGCGGTGATGTCACCGCCGTTCGGCGTGATGGGCAGGTTGCTGCCGCTGTAGGCGACCTCGTACACGGCCTCGGCGTTGGCTGCACTGCCGAGCGCGGAGACGGTGAGCGACCGCGCGCCGGCGCTGGCAGCGGCCGACAGCGTGATGGTGGCCGGGCCGGTGCCGCTGATGAGGGTGGCCTGCGCGCCGTTGGCGATGCCGAGCTGCAGCGCGTCGACCGTGACAGCCACGGCGCCGCTGGAGGCATTGGCGGCGACCGTGAACCGGAACCGGCCATCGAGAATGGCGAACAGGCGCTGGGCGCTGGCGGCAACGTCGGCACCGCCGGTCACCGCGCTCGACTGGAACAGCAGGATGGCCGGGATGGCGGCACCCGCGGCCACTGCGGTCCAGGTGACGTCGTTGGAGTCGAGCACGCCGTCAGCGAACGACACGCCGCCGAGCGCGCTGCTGGTGGCGACCAGCGTGCCGCCTGCGCCGGTGACGTCGCTCACGAACGTGTGCGCGCTGTTGTACGTGTAGCCGCGCACCAGCGCAGCCTTGAGGACGGCGGTGTCGAGGTCGATCAGGCCGGTGCCGAGGCCCTGCCTGCCGTTGGCGAAGAATTGGTCCATGCGGCCTCGCGGAATGAAAGACCGGCGCGGGGTTGAGCCCGACGCCGGAAAAATCGGGCTTTCACCCGACCAAGGAGAGACGAGAAGGCAGCCCCCGGCGCAAGCC